GATAACCTTCCTTTATCAGAAAAATTTTGGGTAATGTAGTCTCTAATAAACTGAGGTGCTATAATGTACATAAAAACTATTTCCGAATCTAAGTATCAAACTTTCAAGCAGTGTAAACTGAAATATCGCTATCGGTATGTTGATCGACTGCCTGAGCCAGAAGAGTCCAACACAGACGCTCTCCACTTTGGATCATATATCCACAAGATCCTTGAAGATGGCGTGAACGCCAAGACCGAGGATGAGCTTGTCCAGATCGCTGAAGAAGTGAGGGGCACATACAAAGTATCAGAGAAGTACGACGGCAAGGATTTAAAGTGTATCCAGAATTTTCTCAAGTTCAATGAACAACTAGAAAACACCGTCGCATGTGAGCTTGTGTTCGAAGTCCCAGTCAAGGACGATATTACTCTTAACGGAGTAATCGACCGAGTGATCAAGGGAAACGATGGTGGTTATCTGGTAATCGACTATAAGACATCCAAGCGTGAGAAAAGCAAGGTCGAGCTTTACCAAGACTCCCAACTCAAGGGGTATGTGTACGCAATCAGCAAGCTCTACGATGTGCCCGTCTCAAAGATCGTGGCGGCGCATTACTACCCACTCACTAACAATTTTGTGCATGTCCAATACTCTGTTCCTCAGATCGCGGCTCACGCCCGTAAGATCGTTGACGAGGTGTGGAAGATCCGCAAGAGTAAGAAGGACGATATGAAGCCCAACAGGAATGAATTCTGTAACTGGTGTGCCTACAAGAGTGCTTGCCCTGAGTTCTGCACCATGCACGAAGTTCAGAGCAAGATTGATGAGCTAAAGGCTAAGAAGGCTTCGGATAAGTCCCGTAAATAAATGGGGTGTAGAGATCAATCTCTACAGAGACAAAGAAGTTGTGTACTTGATCAGGTGAATACTTACACTTCTTGGTTAGGAAGTTATAAAGCATCTCCAGCTTGATAGGCTTCTGCTTATTCATAGCATCAAGAACTTTGAATTGAAAGTGCTTAATAAACTTCTCACTATACTTATGTCTCCACTTCTCTACAAAAGAGTAACTAAGTGTCTCATTTATAAGATCAAGAAAATCAATAATATCTACATCTAGGTTATAACTCATAGTTCTATATTCTTAATATATAATATAGAGACATGGCTAAATTTTCAAAAGGAATCCAGAATTTTCTTGCTCAAGTCGGAGCGAATGATGATATGAGGATATCCATGGTCCCCAAGAGTGACTCATGTGGTGGTCCAGGGGATATTCTATTCTTCAGGTATAAGTTAGGTACAGGTAAGGGTAGTAGAGCATTTAGGATCTTTCTTCTGACTGAGCCAGTAACCAAGGACGCTAAGACTGGCAACCAGCTTCTTACAGGATTCAAGGTTCCTGAGGATGGTACATATACCCCAGAATCTCTTGAATCGCTATATAACAATAGCGAACTCCCAGAGGATGGATACCGAACATATATCATGTCTAATATTTTCGGACCCCTTCGCAAGATAAGCAAGAATCCCCCAGAAGTAGTTGAATAATGTTAACTGATGTCGCATTAGGTGGTCTTACAAAAGCCATGGAGGGCCTGTCTAGCCAGATTAGACAAGCCATGGGGTTTGCTGACAAGGCCCAGAAAGCTTCCCTAGCATTGGGGCAGACTTTTGGTGAAACTAACAGCCAGCTTGGTGGGACCATGGAGGGTCTCCGAGGAGATATTAATCAAAGATTCGGTGCTGCCATCGCAGGACTAGAAGCTGGTCTTCAAGGCAATACTGCTGGAGTTGCAAGGCTAATCAACCAGCAGCAACTAACGGGAACACAGTCTGCACAGACAGCAGCAGCTTTCGCTAACCTAGAGTCCTCATTACAATTATCGAGAGACCAGACAAATAATCTATCAAATAGCTTGATAGAGACTGGAGCAGAATATCAGATTAGCACTGATAAGCTGGTAGGCGCAATTGAAGCTCTGAAAGAAACATTCCCTGCTCAGGCCCTAGCAGGTATGGGTGATAAGGTTATGGGAGCAGTGGCTGGCTTACAGGGTGAGCTAGGCCCTCAGCTTGCTGGGCCACTACAGAGCGTCATGAAGATGGTGATGGACACCAGCATGGACGGCTATGAGCGTCTCACCAAGCTAGGTATTGGAGATGTGCGGGAGCGATTGGCTGCGGCAAAAAGCTCTGCTGAAGCACAGCAGATTCTCAAGGATGCCTTCGTAACTGCTTCAGATAACTTTAAATCAGTGGCAGGAGATGCAAGCAAGGGGTTCTTCCAGATTGGCGTGGCTTCGGAGATCTTTGGAAACCAAGCTATACAACTTACGACTGTTGCAGACAATTTAGGACAGAGAGTAAAGAAAGAAGGTGAAGATGCCGCAGACTTCGGAATGACACTTGCCAATTTGAAGGCTGAAATTCTTGTGCCCTTCCAAGAAGCATTAGCTAAGTTCTACCCAATAATTGTTAAATCCTTTGATGCTCTATCGTTAGTGGCTAGAAGAGTAGTTGAGAGATTTTCAAAGTTCTTAGAATCTACGCTGCCTGGGGCAGACAAAGCTTTCAAAGTAGTTACACTGAAGATCATTGATTTTGCTACCATAGGTCTTAACCAGTTTGATAGATTTAGAAAAATTGTGGGAGCAGTCATTGATGATATAGTTCCTAAAGTAAAAAACTTTTTTGGATCTGTTCAAGAGTCTTTTCACAATTTCATAATCATTCCTTTAGAGTTGGTTAAGATTGCTTTTAATTCGTTCATGAATGGATTAGATACGATTTACGGCGGTCTTCTCTTGATAGTAAAGGGCGTTTTAATAGCCCTTGATGAGCTTCCTCTTATCTCGATGAAAGAAGAGATTGCCTCAGTTGATAAAGCGTTAGGCAAGGTCGGGGAACGCATGGTTGAGCGTGGAAAAGAATTTGAAGCTAGTATTGAAACAATAAAATCTGATCCACTAGAAACATCAAAAGCCTTTTCAGATAAAATAAAAGAGATAAATGAGGATCCCAACTTACTAGGAAACAGACTCCTAACAGACATAAGAAACGATTTTGAAAACGGAAACGCTCTGCAAAGAGAGCAAAACAAAGAACTAAAAGAGATAAACCGAAAGACTCCAGAGATTGCTACATCTCCTGAGTTCTTAGATGAGACCGCTAATATGCTGGGTAGAAGTATTGAAGGCATCCTAGGTGTCGGACGAGATACAACTGCCGCTGAGATGCTAGAAGAGCTTAGGGTTGCTAATGAGCAGAGAGCCGCTCAACAGAACCAACCTAACGAAGGTATGACTAATACAGGATCATGACATCACGCCACATCGTAGACAGAGCCTTACCTGATAGAACAAAGCTCATGTTCTATTTCCCAATACCTACTACGGGAGATAATTATTATGTTGTCGAGCTACCCTTTTTTGAGAATGTGTCCATCAAGGAATCCAAGAAGGCTCGATACCAGAAGTATTCACTAATCTCCAGATCCAGCAATCTGTACAGCTATCTTGGAGCAGACTCAAGAGTATTGAATGTGTCCTTCAATATGAGCTTGCCTCATCTATTGGAAGAGCACCCCGACATTACTCTAGATCGTTATGTTAGCTACATGCAGGATAAAGATAATCTAGAGTTAGAAAAACAAAAGTTCCTAGAGCCTTACAAGGTTCAGTCAATCCCACAAGGTATGGCATTTAACTTAGGTACTGACTACACAAAGAAGCTCGCGAGAGATTCTGCAAAGCAAGTTCTAAATAGTTTGGAGTCAACCACAGGAGCTTTGAATGTCGAAGATAAAGAGCGCCTGGGTGCTAGGTATGGACTAGAGGCATTAGCTCTAACTCAAATTAATCAGACTGCTACTTCGATAAAGTCCGTTCTCCAATCACCGTTTGCTCTTGCTCAAAAGGCGATAGAGTATAACCAAACTCAGCAGCTAAAGTATAAAATTATAGATCTAATTATTTATTGGACAAACATTGTTAGATCAAGTGTAGTAAACTATTCTAAAAACCCAATCTATGGTCCACCAATTATCCGACTTCGCCACGGAGTTCTATATCAGGATGTTCCTTGCATCTGCACTGATTACTCGATTGATTATAATGAAGCGGCGGGTTACGATTTAGATACATTACTTCCAAGACAACTTAAGATTAATCTAAAGCTAGAAGAAATTAGAACTGGTGATTTTGGAGAGTTTGCTCCCAAAGGTAATCCAATCGAGCGCGACAACTTAGCTGGCTGGGAGGCGGTTGTTCTAGGTGAGACTAACAGCATGGACCCAGGATACAACAATGGCTAAAACAGACAGAGGACCCTACAGTCTTGATGAAGTTCGTGTTCAGCATAGAAACATCACAACGAATACGATAGTGAACGCAGAGCAGTTCGATACGCTACTCCAAGATATAGAAAACTCATTCTCGTATGATGTTGGTTATGTCCCAGCAGGGTACGCACATCGTCCTGATCTTATCTCTAATGTATTTTACGGAAGTCCTAAGAATTGGTGGTTGCTTATGTTAGTCAATAATGTTGACGACCCTTTTGAAGGATTCAATGAAGGCGATAGAATTCTGATACCCAAAGTACAATGAACATTCCCACAGCAAATATTGTGGTTGCCTTTAACAAGGAAACCATGGATCGTTTATTCTCTTCAGGAGCCACCTACACAAGCTTGGTGGCTCAGTTAACTGAGGGGACAGAGAACGCTTTGCTGTTTGACAATGTAGCCAACCCAAACTTTATATCGTTTGAGCATAGCTTGGGATTAGGCGGTGGGATGAAGATGAGTCTAAGTTTTATTGATCCAAAGGATGAGTTTGAATCTAGATTTTTTAAAACTAATCCTGCCGAACTAATTCAAGGATTCTCAGACCCTGCATCAGAAAAAACAACATCATTTATAACAGATAAGCCCGACGATGTTAGGCAGAGTCAGGAGAAGTATTCTAAAGAATATGTTGCACAGTACAAGCAGGAACTTGCTAAGAGCATAGGTGAGAGAGAGATTTATGTGGCTTATGGAACAGGAAAGAACTTGGATCTTTGGTCTGGTCCTCACAGAACTATTCTGACAAATGCAGATATAACCGTTAAGGGTGCAAAAAAAGTTACTCTTACAATGACGCCAACTACTAATGCTTTAGACATAGGACAGAGAAGGGGAGCTTACAACGAGCAAGCTAATCTAAATCTACAAGGTCTGAAGATGCGATATGCGGGCCAGTCTCAGGAGATTAAATTTAATGAAGACAAGGCGTATGATCCTACACGGTATTTAGGAATAGGAGAATACTCAGAGTCTTCTCTATACTCACAAATTAAAAAGCTGTCAGACGAAAATAGAAAAGTTTTAGAAAACTTAGGATTTGAGGATTTAGCTGGAAAACTAGAGCGGTTTGATTTTCACTGCATGGTGGTTGATGCGATTCGTAATTATGTTCAAAATGCCACTAGCAATAAAAATGTAATTGTACTACTACCAAACTTAAATATCATCTGTAGACAAGCAATTAATGATGAGGCTAGAAAGTACAATGTTATTGAGCCTTCTGGATTTACGGCGGCTGGAGAAGCTTTTGCTGCTGGAGCAGCCGCTCTTTTCGGCCCAGCCCCAGGTAACTTCATAAAATCTAGATCAGGCGATCTAGCTACAAAGGCCGAAACACAAGAGGGAAAAACGGAGATGTTTGTTAACAGCACTCTAGCTTCTTTTGGTCTAAGAATGCATACGGCTGAAAGAGGGGATGCTGAAGCTTTACAAAAACAAGCAAAACCTAATGCCATGGTTGGTAAGTATGCTGAATATGAAAAATACCCAAGGTTTAGTGATGCGATTGAAGACTACTATTCTAAAAGATATTTTACTGCGGTGATTGATAAGACGGATCGGCAGGTCCCTGACCACATGGGGGTGCTTAATAATATCTTTGATAACATCAAGAAGATGTCTCAAGAGTCTTACAAGATGTCCAGTCTGGCCGTCATGACCGAGACTGATATGGCTGTGACAAAGAAGTGGCGGTCTACAAAAGGAAGTGAGCCTTTCGCAAGGTACTATACTTTTGGTGGTTATGATAATTTTGAAGGGGAGTCTGCCATTATTGTGGGGGATCTAGCCTTGATCAAAGAGTATTTATACGGTGGCGTAGATCTCAATGCAAAGGAAGCCGCAATAAACGAACTCAAAGCAAAAGCCAATAAGAGTAAAAAAAAGCAAGTTAAATCTACTGATACCTCTGGATCAGAAGATCCTACCGCAGAAGACTATGCGTTTGCTGCCGCAACGCAACACCCTCTGCATCCGCTAGACAGAGTTATTCTTACTAATAAAGTTTATAATAAAGTTATTCGGGAGATCGTCTACCCTGTTGTGAAAGGGACTGGAGCGTTTGGAGATATTTCATACCTGCCTGATGATTTTGCTTATCAAGATGCCTCGTTCAGTGATGAAGAAAAACAATATATTGAGGAGAATGGTATACCTGTATTCAGATACAACACACAGAACCCCAATGTTTTAGATTTAAAGTTTAAGTTTGGTGGAATCTATTTCTCTCTGCTAAAGGCTGGCTACCAAAAGGAGGTCGGTAGACTAGCCTCAGCGGTGGCAGAAGGTGTTCTTCCTACAGGTGTGGGAACTTTTCCAATTAGAACTAGAGGAGCAGCTATTGCTTACTTGAGAAGTAAGGGGTTCTCGCAAGGGCTTGGTGATGAGAACAAAAAAGAGATAATCAACTCATTAGCAGCTAGGGTAGCACCTGAGCTTGCAGAAGATCTTGAGGTTGACAGTGCTGAAGCAGCCGCTGATTCCTTTGCTTCCATTATCGAAGATCTAGAGCAGAAGAATCTACATGGTCTAGTGCTTGTGGATCAAGAGTTGCCAGGAAACCCTAACAGCATTCTAGCAGACTTTTCTGAAGATCTGTATCGCAAGGCTTTACAGATGAGCATTACTACTCTGCCAACTTTCCATATATCAAGACCAGCATCAGTATCGAGCCCGTGTATTGTGTTCGCACAAGATCAACCCATAACTCAATCTATTCGCGGAGAAAGAAAACTTTTAAATAAGTTTTTTAGTGGGCTTTATAAAATAATGGGGTTCAAGCACACCATCACAACGGGCGCTGCCACTTCCGAGTTCAAGCTCGTAAAAAATGCGCCAAAATTCAAATCTGAGGAATAACATGCAAGAGTGCAGAAACGAAGGAGCAATTTCCCTGGCCGAGGTCCGCAGCCGAGTGGACCCTGGTAGGAGCGGCGCATTCAGGGCTAAGATCGCCTCTGAGGGCAACGACGAGCAGACCGTGTACTATGTCAGCCCCTACGGCTCAAACGCAGAGGGCGCGTTTGTAGCGATCCCTGAGGTGGGTACACAAATCCTTGTCTGCAAGGTCACAGGGGGGACTAGCTGGTACTACCTAGGAACCACATTCGCACCAGAGCCAGGAGAGGTAGAGGGTGGACAAATTAAGGATGCTCAAGTAATGCCTTTGGAGCGAGTCGATCCTGAGATGTACAAAGCTAGGGGTGCGCCTATGAGATATGTTTTCAAAAGTCCACAAGGCGCTGGCCTCACTATGTCCGATGAATATAACCCAGACTTTTTCAATAGAAAGCTTGAGTTAACATCGACTGGTCCTAAAAAGATTACTATGCACGATGCTCCAAGTATTGATGCTATCATCTTAGACAGCGGTAATGGAAGTAGAATTACTTTAACCGATGATCCCCAAAACCAAAGTATGTCAGCTAGGTCTGTTCAGGTCGAATCAGTCGGACCCCAGAAATACATTAACACGGAATCTCAAACAGATATCGTGGTAGGGGCAGGAGGCAGAGAGTTACAGGTTCTTAACAACGCTAACGGTGTTGCCTGGGGAAGTAGTGCCAATGCAGGAAATGTAAACCTACAAAGTAAGTGGAAGGATGTAAATGTCTTTACACAAGCAGAGCAGGGCCGCATCTTTATTGAGTGTTTAAATCAGGATGGTAGCAATCAGGAGATCGTCATAGAAACGAATGGGTCTGATGGAGCTATCACGATCAAGACCAAAGGTAATGTCAATATCTCAGCAGAGCAGAATATTAACATGAAGGCAGGGGGTGATATGAATATTGAGTGTCAAAAATACAGTGTTACTTGCTCAAAAGTAGATGTTCAGTCCACTGGAGGGGTAGATATTGATGGATCAATAATTAATCTCGCGGGGGCAACATCAGCGCCTACAGCACCTAGCATACCAAACCCCCAAAGCACTTACGGTAATACAGGAGTAACCACATACTGACATGGCTTCATTCGATTTAGATACATTCCTCAAAGTACAGGGGCAGACAGGTACTGGAGCAATTCAAGCTCTCGGTATGTCGTTTGGTATGCCTAGCTGTATGCTGAACTTAGCTAATAACGCTATGAACCTGCTGCCTAGTTCTGTGCTTGCTGACATCTCTTCTCAGATGAAGGCTGGTAAGGCCAAAGCTAATGAGGTTACAAAAGAAGTATTCAAGAAGATGATGCTTAACACAGGTATCATTGAGTTTGATACGGAGACAGGAACATTTAAGTTTGGATCAGACTCTGCTTGGATGGGTATTGACAATGACGATAGCCAAACTAAAAATAACTTAGCTGGTGTTCTAGGAGCCTTTCAGTATGCCGCTTCGTTTGGTGCCCAACTTTACCAGAACTACACAGACATCACTAATGAGATTAACGCTATCAAGGGATGCTTAGATAAGTTTAGTGAACTTCAAAAATACCAGTCAGGCAACTCAGCCGACCAAAAAGCGACACTGCCTCAGGAAGAAATCAATCAGCTATTTGATACTTTATATGCTGGTGAAAAATCAAAACTAGAGCAAGCGGGCAACTTTATTAAGGCTGTAGATGAGAAGGTCGCAGCCATTAATGATATCTTATCAGCCAGAGCACAGGACCCATCGCTAGAGCCTAAGTTCCTAGATAGCGCAGAGCTAGATCAGTTCCTATCGGGGACGAATTTTGATAGAGTAGCCTTGGAGGATCCTGGGCTCGATGAAGAGGATCCCGTTTTCAGACTCACTTATGGGCCTCCCATATCAACAGATGGAAGCTATGTTCTAACTAATGACGGACTATACTACGATTCACGCTCTGGCGGGCTGGATCCCGTATATCTAGCTATTTCGGGAATGGTCCCTGTGGGGGACGCTTGGAAGTATGACTACGATCCAAACCTCGGCGGAAAGGGTCAGGCTATTTCCATCAAATCTCTGAATAAGTTTGCCGATAATATCTTCGATCCAAATAGAATTGATGATAGTGCGGGTCTTCAACATTACTACAATGAGGACCACTTCCTGGCGGTCGTTAAGCAGCAGAGAGACAAGCATGTGTACGACCTGTCAGCAGATCTTCGAGGCTTCATTGACGAGTTTGGTGAAGATTCTTCAGTTGTAACTAATCAGCGAAATCTAATTATGTCAGAGATCGCTAACCACAACACCAAGATCAATAGGCGCAAGAAGCAAATCGAAGTTGCCGTCAAGGCTGGGCAGGTTTATGGAGATCTTACTGGCCCAGAGTTTGCTCCAGGGGAAGTGCCAATTAACGATTTCAGTTACTTAGAAAAGTACAACCTATCGGTGGATCTAGAAAAGCAGAAGGCTCTGGTTTTCAAACAGGCAGATGTCGATGGAATTGTTCTTCCACTAGAAACTAAGTTCGTTACCCCAGCGCAGACAACTGCCCCATCCATTTCCTTTAGTCAGCTATCTGTTCCAACTGTGGGAAAGGGTAGTATTCTATATTCTCCTTCGGGATCAACATCAGGCACCGTGTTAGCTCTGAATGATCAGATTGTATCGGATGATCTATTTGCAATCTATAACTTCCTAGACACAAGCCTGGAGCTTCCATCATCTACTAATTTTAATGTAACAAATTGTTCTACTGAGAACATGTACAACAATGCACAGCTTGTTGGAACTAATAGACAATCTATTTTCTTCTCAGGACTCGCGATTCCCTACTTGGAAGGTGTTGTAAAAAACAAAAGCACTGATCCTGCTGGAGCTTCAGCGGTAGGATCATTCGTCAAGCTGCCTGACACCGCTGAGTTTAGAGATCTAACTTATTCGTCAACTGGATTCAGTATGGAGTGTTGGGTTCACATGCCCAATATCACAGATGAAGACGCAGGATGGCTGAATGGTAGCACCTCATCACTAACTAGAGTTCTCCTAGGCTGTGAGAATGTCGGGCATAATCCAGCAGCATCGGCTCTAGACCACACAGGAGCTTATAGAGATTTAGACAGGCTAAAGAACGAGAGGGGTGGGGAGTTTGTTCGCGGAATGCTTTGTGGCTTTACTAGAGATAGAAGAATTACTCAAGAATCTACACCACACAGCAACAATAATTATGATAATCTAACCTCATCGTCATTGAGTTTCTTCATAGCGCCTACCCAGGCCAGAGACTTCTCCTCTACATCGTTCATAAATAACGATGACTGTCAGGATTATGACACATTCTACAAGATGAAGGTTGATCTGTCCTCATCCTTTGGAGATGTATCTTCTCAGTTTGTTTTAATAGATGTAACTTGCGATCCAAATTCTGATACAATCAAAATGTTCGCTGATGGAGAACTCGTAGCAACATCCTCTGTCAAAGCCGTATTCGGAACCGATGATAGAAAACCTGCGGCACTGCCCAGCTTCAAAAAGGCTAACAGCTTTGAGTATTCCAGCAGCGCAGTTGACGGCCCCACTACGCTGAAGGAAGGCCCACTTCTCAATCCATTCTATACTCCTTGGATTGTGGGGGGTGGCTATACGGACGGAATGTATAGATATGGAAACTTCATGGGAGGGGACCGTGGGGGTGTAGTAAGTGGCCTTCGTGGACACATAGGAAGTTTAAAGTTTTACTCTAGACCCCTAGATAACTCTGAAGTTAAACAAAATTACGATGCCCAAAAAGGGTTCTTCAAAAACATTAAAATCTAATGGCTGCTAATTTAAACACCGCTGTATTTGGAAAAATACAAGACAGATATAATCGACAGATCCCAAAGTCTGAAAGAAAAGAAATTTTCGGACTAGAGTATCCTTTGGGATCTAGTGAATCTGGTGGCATCTTTTCCAAGACATCAGGTGTTAAAATGATAAAAAATGCTGTGGAGCAGTTGCTCTTGACAGAAAGGGGTGAGCGGGTCATGCTTCCTAACTATGGATGCAACCTAAAAAAGTA